GTAAAAGGCCAGTATGCACCAGTAATAGGGTTATTCTTAAAGCAGTACCATGAAGGAAAAGCTTTGACAGTTGTTGGAGATGGTTCTCAGCGCAGAGACTTTACACATATATCTGATGTAGTAGAAGCAAACATTCTTGCATCTGAAGCAAGTCAGGGCTTCGGTGAGGTATATAACATTGGGTATGGAAGTAACTATTCTATAATTGATATTGCTAATATGATTTCAAATGATGTTAAGTTTATCCCGTCAAGAATTGGTGAGGTGCAAGAAACTCTTGCGTCTAATGAAAAGTTTAAAGGTTTAACTGGATGGACACCAAAAGTATCATTAATAGACTGGTTGCAGAAATGACAGAGATGAAAAAAGTAATAGTTAATGGTGAGTTTGAGATTACTTTGCCAGATCATCGTGCTGCTCGCCCTGAATGGTACGAACCTAAAGGTTGGGAAAAACCAAGACTAAGACACATGTCTGAAAATATTTCTTCTGGAGATGTTATGTACTATGTTGGTGCAGAAGAAGGCGAGTTTGCTGCACTATGTCAAATGTGGGGTGCGGAAGTAGTTGTATTTGAACCAAACCCTAAAGTCTGGTCACACTTTCCATTGCTTTGGAGTGCAAACAATTTAGATCTTCCAATAGTTTGTATTCCTGGATTTGCATCTGATAAGATAAACAATCTTTCAAGAATATATTATAATGAATGGCCACCAGAAGCTAACAACGTAATTGAAGCAGCCCACGGATTTAAAGAACTATACCTTGAAGGAGAATCCTATGGTCAGATTACTATAGATTCTTGTGTATATGATCACGGAATTAAGCCACCTACCGCCATTTCATTGGACGTAGAAGGCAGTGAGTGGAGGGTTCTAGGAGGGGCTGAGAAGGTCCTTAGAGAGCACAAACCAAAGATTTGGCTATCTGGACACCCTGAGTTTATGTTACAGCAATGGAATGAATCTTTATATAATCTTAGACAATGGATTAAGGGATTAGGTTATACTGAAATAATTTTAGACTATCAGCATGAGGTTCACTTATACTATGAATCAATCTAAATGTTATCTTTATTCTTTTGACAAAAAAGATTGTGCTTCTGACAAATGGGACTACGGCATTCTAAAAGAAGTATTTGATAAAAATAATATAAAACAAGTTAAAGTGTCTTCTATTCCTAACGAAGATAAAGCTTTTGTAGTTATTCCTGGACCACAAAATATTGGACATGAAGAGCATATCTCTAAAGAGTTATCTAATTTATCAAGGGTGGTTTTGTTTATTACTGGTGATGAAGAAGGTAAGTTTGACATAGAAAAGATTGTTCATCCCAATATTGAGGTATGGATACAATACCCACATGTAAAACATGAAAAATATAACAAGCTACCAGTAGGTGTTCCACAGCATTTATCTAAAAATCTTCCACCATATCCAGAAAAAGAATATGATTTATTTTTTGCTGGGCAGATTACTCATCAAAGAAGAAGTCAATTAGCAGAAGCAATTCAAAAAATACCAAATTCTGTTTTTAAACCAACATCAGGCTTTGCACAGGGAGAGACCCCATCAGAATACTATAAGTCTTTGTCTAAAACTAGAATAGCCCCTGCCCCAAGTGGCGCAGTAGTTATAGATTCTTTTAGGTTATTTGAAGCAATAGAATTACTATGTCTACCAATATCAGATAATATAGATTCAACAGGAAACTATACAGAATTCTATAAGTCTATATTTGGAAAAACAATGCCATTTGATAGCGTTTCTAATTGGGCAGACATAAAGAATATGCTTCCTGGTATGCTAAGTCAGTACCCACAAAATATGCATCAGGTTGTTACTTGGTGGATAAAATATAAAAGAGATCTATCTATCAAAATTATGGAGCAAATCAATGCATAAAAATGATGTAACTATTATTCTTGCAACATCAATTATCCCAGATCATCCGAGCACAGAAATGATTGATGAAACTATTAAATCTATTAGACATCACTTTCCAGATAACGAAATAATTATGCAGATTGATGGATTACGCAGGGAACAACAGCATAGAAAAGCAGACTATGATGAGTATAAGAATAGAATTCTTTGGAAATGTTTACATGAATATAAAAATGTATTACCAATAATTTTTGATAAGCATAGCCATCAAACTACAATGATGCGTAAAACTATTGATCTGATACAAACTTCTTTGCTTCTGTATGTAGAAGGTGATGCACCTTTAGTAACAGATGAAGTAATTGACTGGAATAAGTGTCTTGATTTTATTGAATATGAAAAAGCAAATACAATTCGTTTTCATTTTGAAGCTTTAATTCCTGAACCTCATAAACATTTGATGTTTGGTTTAGAAGATGGGTTTATGAAAACTGCACAATGGAGTCAAAGGCCACACCTGACTAGGGTCTCTTATTATAAAAATGTTATCCTTCCTCCACTCAAAGAAAAAACTTTTATTGAAGATGACACACATGGAATAATTCAAGACGATATTCTCCCATACGATAAATTTAGTATAGATGGATGGAATAAACATAAACTTTGGATTTACCACCCTGAAGGAAATATAAAAAGATCCTATCATTTAGATGGAAGACAGGGAACAAGAAAGTTTACAAGCGATGATGATGTTTGGGGATATAAAAAATGAGACTAGGAATCATTGCAAGATCAGACAACACTGGACTAGGCAATCAAACAAGAGAACTTGTTAACATGCTTAACCCAGACAAGATACTACTAATTGATTCATCACATTTTAACGGGAATCAACAACATCCAGAATGGTATGAAGGATATAACTATAGAAAAACATCTGTAGGAATGCCAACAACAAAAGAATATCTTAGATTCTTACAGGACATTGATGTAGTATTAAGCTGTGAAACATTTTATAGTCCTAACTTCATAGACTTAGCTAAGAAGCATAATGTAAAAACAATATTGCAGTACAACTATGAACTCTTTGGTCATATGAATAATCCAAGCCTAACACTTCCAGATGTTTTATTATCACCAAGTCTATGGAACATTGAAATAGTCCAAAAGATGTTTGGAGATAAAACCAAAGTAATTCATTTGCCACCACCAACAACGACATCAATATTTGATGAGGCTAGAGCAAATAACTTATCTAAAACCCACAAAAGAATTCTTCATATTGGTGGAAAGAAAGCTGCCAAAGACAGAAATGGTACAGAGTCTATATTAGAAATGATGACAAAATCTAAAGCTGATTTTGAGTTAGTAATTAAAACACAAACAGATCTAAAAATTAAGGCCAAAGACTCAAGAATAACTATTGATACTGATAACATTAAGAACAGACAAGACCTTTACTCTGGCTATGATGCTATGATATTACCAAGAAGATATGCTGGATTATGCTTGCCAATGAATGAAGCATTGATTAGTGGACTACCTGTATTTATGACAGATATATCTCCTAATAACATCATTCTTCCAAGTCAATGGCTTATCCCCTCAGAAAAAATAGGGTCATTCCAAACCAAATCAATGGTGGACATATATACTCCAAACCTTGATAAGTTTGCTAGTCTTATTGATGATTATGTTGATAACTCTAATAAGACAGATAGTAAACAACAGGCTATTGATTTAGGGTTTAGTCATTTCTCTGTTGAAAACCTTAAAGATAAATACCTAGAAATAATAAACGGGTAACAAAAAAGCCAGCCTATCTCTAGACTGGCTAATCTGTAAGTAGAGACTACTTCTTTGGAGCTGCTGCCTTCTTAGCAACTCGCTTTGCAGGTGCCTTAGCAGCCTTTAGAGCCTCTTCTACGGCCTTAGCATCTGGCAGTACACCAAAAGCCTTGTCGTTTGGATTAATTGCTCTGATTGCCACTGGCGCTAGTGCTGCCACTAGAGCAGTCCATAGATCCTTTGGATCTGTAACTCCTGCCATATATAGGGCAAGGCCTGATGCCAGGACTGATCTTCCGTATGAGGCAAGCAGTGCCTTTAGTTGTGTTGTATTCATTATTCCTCCTAGGATATAACTCGTGTTAGTATTGTGAAGCCAATCCATAGACCAATAATTCCTGCGACTCCCGCAAAAACTGGTGGTGCTGGTACTGGCAATTTGAATGCAGCAAACACGATCCCGCATCCAAAACCTGTTAGTGTTGATAGTAGAACATCTTTCATTTAAATCTTCTCCGATTCTAATTCATTATAATGTTTATCACAAAGATCTAGTATTCTGATTTCACTGTTAGTCCAAATCTTAGTAGATTCTTCTTTACATTTTTCTTCTTCACAAATTTGAAATGCAGAAAGAGTTAGTTTTCTTGGATCTTTTAGCTTAAACATCTTGATCCTTTGGTAACACATTCTTTAATTCTTTATATGAAACAGAAATTTTCTTTAATAGTTCGTTGTTTGGTCCTGCAACTACATCACCATATTTTTCAAAATATTCAATAGATGGATCAACCTCAGCAACAAACTTATTTAAAGCAGACTGAACATTTTCTATATACTCAAATGCCCAATCTCTTGATTCAGAAATAAAATTTAAAAAACTTTCTTGATGAATTTCTTCATCAGTTTTTATATCTTTGCCAGATTGAACAGTGTCAATGTACTCTTGTAGAATAAACTTATCAATAATAGTTTTTGTTAATATATTATTTGCTTTTATCAAAGCACTTAGTGTTGCAGTATATGCAACAGCAAAAGAAACAGATAAGATACTTAGTATAACAATCGCAATTTTCATTTTAAAGCTTCCCTAGTCACTAAAACAATTGCACCCTCTAGTTCTAGAGCGTGTTTTAATTGAACCACATATTGTAATGCAGCAATTTTTTCATCATGAACTAAATTAACAAACTTTCTTTCATCTAACTTTATTGTTAGGAAGTGTTCGTTGTCAATCAAGTCTACCTTAAATCCTTTTGGAGGTGCTACTTGATGAAAAGCTCTACGCATTTCATTTGTATACATCTTTTAATCCGTTGTCATTTTCTGCCACATGTCTGCCCAATCATGTTTTGATTTATGATTATTAAACTCTCTTGAAATTTCTCCATTTTCTAAGTATACACCACCCCAGACACCCCACTCCTTACCTGAGATGCCAACAGCAAAGCATTGCTTAGTCATTGGACATGCTGTACACACTCCATCAATCTTTAATCTATTACTTACATTATCTTCGTACTCTTCAAAAAATAAGTTTGTATCAAAATCACGACATGGAGCATCGTCTTTCCATAAATGCTGCTTCATGTTTACACCTTATACTTACTTGGAATCTCCCACCCCATACGATTAGGAACAAAAGCAGTCTTTATAAACCATTGATTATTAATTCTCACACCGTTAACATCTGTTCTAGCAATGTTTGTTTTTTTAAGTTCCAGAACATCCCAGCCTTCCCATTTTAATTCACGGTTGTTGGCAACGATTTTTTCCATCATTTTAAGATCTTGTACTAACATACTGCTCCCCTTTAGTGTCTAAAGATTCCCACTTCGACATTGTTTAATTCTGCAACCTCAAATAATTTTGAAGTTGGTTGCTTTGGATTACTCAAGAATGCAAAATAGTTTACATAAGATATATTTTCTTCTACCCAATTTGTTGGAGCTTTGTAAAATTTAATCTTACGACCTCTTGCCTTCATGCCTCTTTCTGAGAGATTAGAAAATTCAGAAACAAATGCGTGAACCTTTGCTGGCCCAACTGAGTATATTGTAAATTCTGTATCTTCTTTTCTCATGCTCGATAAGGCAACGCTCATTGCACGAAGAAAGACTTGATAATCATCAAAGTCGTTCGTTCCCTGAACTACCACTATCATTTGCATCTCTTCCCTGTAAGTTGTCTAATATAAACAACATCTTATCAATATCTTTTTTAGACATATCTTTGGTATTAATAGGCTCTGCTGTTTCCAACATAACCTGTCCATCTTCGGCTTTAGCAATAAAGAATGTGTTATCGGAAACCCAATAAGCTTCTTCATCTATAACTAAAACATTAATCTTGTCTTTACTATTACGCTTTTCTGATTGCGTAAGAGGTTTTTCTTTATCTTCTAAAGGATAAGAAAAAAATCTTTTCATTACTTTATGTAGATCACTTTGTCTATATAAAACCTGAGCATATTTTTTTCTTTTTCTTTTAGCTATTAAATTAATTATAGCCCATGATGATAGCAATGTCAAGCCTATAACTACAAAATATAGCATGCTACCCCTTTGTAAAATTAAAAGAACTTCCTGCCCAAAACTTTCTTTCACGCTCTACAATTGCTCTGGACCATGAAAATCCTGCGTCTCCGCCCCAGGCATCCCACATAATTCTGCCGTTAGAAGGAAACTCAGGCCCATCATAGAAACCTTTGCCTTTTTTATCTACTTCATGACGTGCAAAAAATGAGTACATTCTCTTAACAGTATCAAGAGACATAGCAGATCCATTTACAATATCTGTTGCTCTACCCCAACCTACAGGTGTGCCTGCTCCAGTTGCTTTTCCATCTTCTTTCCATTTTAAAGCACGTCTTGCTGCTGCCTTCATGCCAGCATTTGGAGAATAAGTATCAGCCATTATTTTGAAAATCCTTTTGGATCAAACAAACTACCAGTCCAAACACTGTTTTTACTAACTGAGTCAGACTTATATGTGCCACCTCTGCGCTTATACTCTTGAACTACCCAAGCATTTGCAACTGCAGAAGGGTATACATCAAACTTATCTTTAGCTGCCTGAACAACTCTTGCATAAAGCTGTGAGTCTGCAGGTTTTGATCCACCTCTGCGTGGCTTAATCATATCTTGATAATTAGGCTTCTTTGCTTTTCCAATTGAAGAATCATACATTGCCATAGCTACCTCTGAATCCATTTCTTCGTTTTCATTTTCCATAGTGTGATTATTTATGTCTGCAATCTTTGCATCTTGATACATCATTCCAATGCTGTAGGCAGTTGGTTCCCACTTGCCATCATCTTCTTTGTAGATTCTAACAGCCATTGCTGGGTTATCTGGAGGCATTGATTCAATTGCATACTCTGTTCCAGGAACACCATAGGTTCCACCTTCAATCATTATATGCTCTACAACTCCATGAATCATCCCTTCGGATGTCATGCCCATAACAAAGTCGCCTTCTTTTATCATATACCGATTATATCAGACTTTACTTTAAAAGTAGTCTTTTAACTTCCGTCAATGCCCAAGACTCTTGTTTGGATAGTTGGGATACAGCCTCTTTGTTGAATGCTTTTTTAGATACCTTAACCACTGGATCTTCTTCTAAAAAGTTAATGTCTACAAACCCTTTTTCCCATAAATTTAAGATATCTTTATTAACAAAACGAATGTGCTCCTCATACAACTCTGGCATTACATCTTTCATTTTTGGAGTAATGGTATATAGGAACTCTCCAGTTTCGGCATCTAATGCTCCTATTTCTAAAGCTCCCTCTAGAATAAGCATTGATATAATCTCGTCTTCTTTATTCGCCATAGTTAATCAGTTCCTCTAATTGCTCTCTTGTCTGTGCGCCAGTAGTTCTGTGCACCTCTGTGTTATCTTTCATTACAATAAAAGTTGGTACAGACTTAACACCAAAATCTTGTGCCATTTCCATTTCAATGTCTACATCAATAATATAAAACCTTGTTTCGGTTTGATCATGATTAAGATCTTCTACAATCGGCCTAGTCTTTTTACAAGGACCACACCACTCTGCTGTAAAGTACAGGACGGTATTCATTTACCAGACTTTTCTCGTGCCTTCTTTAAGGCATTAAAGTCTTTTACTTTGGTATCTCCAAGGTATCCCCATGCATATCCATCATTAATCATCATGTCATTAAGAGATACTGTGTTTCCGTTTACATATACCCAGCCTAAAATGCGACCATACTTTTCAGATGAATCCATCTTCTCAGTCTTAATAACCACAGACTTAGCATCTTTCAAAGACTTCTTTAGGTACTCCTTGGCTTCTAGACCAAGTGCCTTCTCAGCAAGATCCTTTGTGCGAGACTCTGGGGTATCAATACCAGCCAGCCTTACACGAGATGCAAATAGGATATCAAACCCTAAATCAATAAGAACGTCAATGGTATCTCCATCTACTACATTCTCTACTTTTCTTACATAATATTCATACATTAGTAGTC